TTCTGTTATATTTGCGGCATCAATAAAATCTGCTCCAGCACTTGAACCGGCTAAAATTTGATAAGCCATTTGACTATGTCCAACTTCTAAAGGTAAATATCTACCCAAAATAGACCAGTCAGGGTACAAAGTAGCGTCATCGTGATAAACTATTGCAGTTCTTTTAAATCCCATAGTGTCTTTATTTTTTAAGATATACGCTAAACTTGCTTCACTCGCTAAGTCTAAAGTATTCGCATCATTTGTACAATAAAAGGCAACTTTTCGCATAGCTTCGATTAATGTACTTAGTGCTTCTAAATTAATTAAATCTGTTCTAAGCCCTGCAACAATACCTATCGCATACCAATTATCGTTTATATTTCTAATTGCCTGTAAGCCATCTTCTATTGTTTCACTATCATCTTTGTCCCAACAACCAATTATTAGCTTTTCAGGCTGTCTTTTGTTATTGGGGTCTTGCAAAAAGTAAGCTTTCGCCGCTTTATATTCATCAGTAGTAGATATAAAATCCAACTCTACCGCATCTAATGACAAATAAACCTTTGCTCTTTCTGTTGTTGTTATTACTGATACATCGTCTGTTAGTAATAGTGGAACACCAAAACCCGCCGCTGATAGAAGTGCTGTTTCTTTTGTGATTTCTACATCTATAAATCTTTTCATACCGTGTGGCATATTCTCTCCTTGTTTTTTTTAATTATATCTTAGTTAATTGTTAATTATTTTCTACTAGATAAGATCTGCCAAATCCAGTACCGCTAATTTTTTCTATGCTTTCAATATTTTCGATATCTGTATCAGTTGCATAAAAAAAGAAGTCTGTTTGTTTTCGTTCTTCCCATAAATCATTTACGATAGAGGTTAAATCTCTTGTAGGACTGCTATTAATTACTCCTAAATCTATACTTTGAAAATAATCGTGAATAGTTACGCTATTAAAACTTGACACCAACTTTGACATCTGCTCCAAAGTAGTATTAGTACCATTTCTATAAATGTTTACAGATACCATTAATTTACGCAAGCCCGAGGAGGTAATATCAACCGTATTTATTGGAATACCTGTTTTATATATTTTGTCATCTCGACCTATCACTTCGGGGTCGAATATTCTTACAGTTGCATATTGTCCTGTTGGTCGCGGATGATTGTCATATTGTGAAATTACCGCATCATCAGCTAATCCCGTAACAGTTTTTATCCAAGTTTTAAGCTGATTTTCTAAGGTGTTAAAATCTATCATTGTTTCACTCCTATTGCCTTTATATAATTACCATTCGTTAATCTGTTGAATATACTAGAAATAAGCCATTCGCTACCTTGATAAACGATTATATCTGCGTCTTCTTGTTCCTCTTCATCTGCTGTTTTCAATAGCGTTGTAGTGTGAAATTTAACTGTTTCTTTAGTTCGTACTGCTTCGCTTAATGATAGTCTTTCGTCTGCTGTCAATGATTGAACTACTGCTTGTATATCTATTGTTGTTATAGTGCCATCTACCCAATTACCGTTACTATCTCTAGTGCCTATTGATTTTCTTTTTAATTGTACAGTTTCGCTAAACCCATCCATTGCATCACTTACATCCATTTTATATTACCTCCCAAGTTATTGATTGCCTTAATTGTCCCGTATCTATTAATGGCATTGCACTTTTCTTATTTTTTATGGTAAGTTTGCTATTTTCTTGCCAGTCGTTATTAGTAAACTTTTTTAATATTTCCGCTTGTGCAAATATCCCTAATTTTTCAATAGCTGTTTTTGTTGATTGTGTTCCATCTAATACTTTGTTAGCTTCTTTTTTTGCATAAGCCATAAGTGCCTTTTCTTGTTGTGCCATCGTCTCTCTTATAAAGCTTCTTTCAGGTACTCCCTTAGATGTGCTTCCAAATTCGTGTAAAACTGCAACCTCGGCAACCGATAAGCCATCAGCATATACTTTCTTTTTAATTACTCCGACCTTAACCCTTGCATTTTTAAGGCTTTTTTTAAGGTCTTCTAGTCTTTTTTTATTAACTGTAACTTTGTTTTTAGACAAGAAACGCTCTAGGTGTTATTGTTTTTTTATGGCTTAAAAATTTTTGTCCATAAATAGTTGATGAAAAATAAGCTTCACTTGCATTTTTAGATTGTGGTACTGCATAAGATAAGGATATTCCCTCGACAGATTTGCTTGATACTTGTGCAACTGTTCCGCCATTTCCAACATCTGTTTTAAGTGCTAGGGCAATATAATGGGCTGTTAAATAAAAAACCCCTAAATCTTGCACTACGCCCCAATTACTACCTACTGTTAAGTAACTATCGTCTATGAACATCTGTATTTTGTTATCTTCTATGCTGTCAAATTCTGTAAATCTTATTTTAAAAGTTGTTGGTGTTACCATTCTATAACCCTTTATTTATTTAAGGTATTATAGCTTTTTTGGTGGAGTGTTTTTTTTAGCAAGGGGGCGAACCCCTTTATTCGCTTTTAAGCAATGCTATAATTTTATCTTGACTAAGTTTGCTATAACCCTCAAAATTGTTTTCTTTTGCATACTCTTTAAAATCTTTTACAGTATATGCTTCTTTTAGTTCTTTATTTGTAAGTGTTTCTAAAAGTTCTTTAGTTAGCGTTTTTTTTATTGTGTCTGCTATTACCAAAACATCGCCCTTTTTTACATAATAATTAAAAACTTTGCTTTTGGTAAGGTCTTCATACTGCATTTTTGTAACTTCGTTTTTAGTGGGTGCTAATTCAATACCTCCAATATCTAAAAACCGCGGTAATTTGTTTTCTATTGTCATTTTTCTTTCCTTTTTATTTTAATTATAGCATAAAAAAAGGTTAGCTTTGACACTAACCCCTTTATTATTTAGAATTTATTAATTCTGTTCGTAATCCAAATATTGGAACGCGTTAGGATATTTAATCCATACCCCGCCAATTTTTCCTACTGTTGGAACTTGAAAAGAATTTAAATTCTGTTGAGTTGAACCAAATTCTATTGGCAATGGCTCATTAAACTTAACTCTTCTAGGGCTTCTATCGTACCAAATAGCTCTACTTATTCCCGCAACGCCTGCTCCTGTCAATTCATTTGAAACAATTACATCCTTATTAGAAATACCCGTATTTTCGATAATTCTTTCTAATAATGTTTGAGTAGTTAAACCATTTACAACCGCATAAGCTGTTTGTTTTAAATATAAATAATCAGCCGTACAAATTGCTAAAGTATTAGCTTTTACTTTTTGCTTACTATTTAAATAAATTGAGTTCCAACCACCAACAAAATATGCTACAACTGCTTCTGCTGTCATTGCTGATAGTTTTGTAGCCGATGGAGTTGTAGAAATAGTCACATTTGCATTATTTGCTAATCCAGTCAAACCAATATCAGCTTGTCCGTTCCAAATAATTTTATTAACCATTTCTTCGTAAGCATTTACTGTAACTTCAGCTTTTGTTGAGTCAAGATTAATATTTGCTTCTTGGCACGCCCATAACTCTTCAATATCATATTCAAAAAATGCTTGATGAAAATATACGGGTACTTGTACATAACTACCGCTAACATCTACGCTACTAATATCTTCCGACTTATTAGATCTAAGTTTCATTGTACCAACTCTGTCCATAACATATTGTCTTATAGATGAAGTCCCACGGTTACCCTCTGATACTGTTTGAACTGCTTGTCTTCCTGTTAATTCTCCGTACTCAATTTTTTCAACTTCCGAAAGAACATGAGTTCTTTGTACTTCAAAGGTTACTGCTAAATTGTCATTTGTCATATTATTATACCTTTCTTAATATATTGTTGGTAATTTAATTCTTACCAATTCTCCAGCTCCAACACTCTCTGCGAATGTTGCACCTGTGATAGCGTCTGCTTTTGCTGTATCTGCGTCATCTCTAAATGCTCCCAGTGTATCTAAAGTACCATTTGCTGTATGTCTGAAGAAAACTGCATCGTCTTTAGTAACTGCTACTTCTGTTAATACTACAATTTCCCCAAATCTTCTTAATGAAATAGGAGCATTTTCTAAATATTCTCCAACTCCTGCATCGCTATTATTTACATTAAGATTTCTAACAGTAACACCTCTAAATGTTCCGCCGGTTGCTGTTGCGACTTTGCAATTGCCATCTGCTGTATCTTGAACTACTGCTAAACCAAAGCCAACATTGCTACCTTTGATTATCATTGAAATATTATCTCCGATAGATGCTGTGTCAATTTGACCCGCATATCTTTTATCCATATATTGGTCATATGAAGTTTGTACTGTTGTACCCATTGTTAGTTACCTCCGTTTGGATTTTTAAATTGTTTTACTTTTTTATCAAAAATTGCTTTTGATACTTCGTCATCTGTTTTTTGACTACCGCCTGATTTAAAATCTTTTGAAGTGTTTTTTTGAGACTCTTCAATTTTTTTCTTTTTTTCTTCCTCTTCCTCTTCTTTTTCTTTTAGCATATCATAAGAAGCATTTATATAGTCCTCAGATTTACCATCTAAATTTAAAGATGTTTTAGAAGATACAATAGCTTTCTTCATATCTATAACGCTATCTGAAGTTTTAACTTCAACTTTCATATCTTTAGCAACAGATAGCATTGCTACTTTTTCATCAATGATTTTAGCGATTGCGGTATCATTAGACTTACCTTTTTCTTTTTTATTCTCTTCTTCCAAAAGGTCTTTTTCTGCCTGAAGCTTTTCTTTTTCTTTTTCTTTTTCGCTAAGCTCTTCAATACTTTCTTTAGCTTTCTTTTCAAAGCCATCCTTTGCTTTTGTTAATCCTTGTATATGCGTATCAACTGCATCGCATATTTCATAATCAACACCATCAATGTTTAATTTTCCCATATTTTCCCCTTTTTTTGTTTTGTTCGTGTTAATTATAACTTTTTTATCTGATGTTATTTTACACTTATCACCGCATCTTCCAGCGTCTACTATCGCGATATGATTTATTTTAATATTTGTTTGTTTGTAATCGTATTTAACGCCTTTAAAAGTACCCTTTTCTTTAACTAGCTTTTGGTCGTATCCTGCTGATATTTCAACCTTACCGTTTTTAATTTTTTTGATAAGAACCTCATCTGTTATTATTAATTTTGCTTCTACATAATAAATGTCATCCTTATTTGATATTTCATAAGAGGCACTACTCCCTTTATGTAAGCTTTTTATATTAGAAGTATTTACAAAATCGTTTGGGTGATCGTCTGTTACAGTAGCGTTAATAAAAGTATCCAAGCTGTCTTTGTTCAATACTTCGCTTTTATCTCTAAAAACATTGTACATCTTATTAGGTACGGCTTCATTATATGCATAAACCCAGTTTGTTTATCTATGTGTTTTGAAAATTTGCTAAAATTGTCTATTGTCATATTTATCCTTTTTAAAATTGTATCGAATATTATAAATATTTTATTTCTTAAAAGATAGCTACTCCATTATAGGAATAGCTACACATCTGCAATTAATAGCTTGTGATGGTTCTATTAATTGTCCTGTTTGGGGGTCTTTTAATCCGACGCCTATAACATACTCTTTGCCATTTAAAGCCTTATGTCCATCTCTAACCCTATTGTCTTCACTTGTCTGCCATATTGCTTTGGTTATTCCCGCATTTTCATATCTTGCTTTGTTGATACTTGCATTTATAGTTGATACTTCATTTCTAGCTATAAGTTTAACTCTATTTTTAAGCTTCCCATAAGTAGAAGAGATATCTTTTATTCCGTTAAGCTGTTTAGCTATTGCTTCGTATCTTAACCCGTTTGCCATTCCATTTTGAACTACGATTTCAACCTCTTCAATAAACTTAAGAGGGATAGATTTAATTAATACTTTATTTTTATTCTTTTGGAGTGCTACTAGGTCAGTAAGGCTTTCTTCATTTAGTACATTCATTAAATCAACGCCAACCGCACTATTTACAGAATTAACAAATCTTTGCTTGCTGTTTGCATTTATTTTATTAACCACTTCATTAGCTAATACGGGAGCGATTGAGAACTCTTTGTATTTATTAGATAGATTATTAAGTGCGAATGTTATTTCGTTTATTCCATCTTTAACTTTTACTGTATTAGTTTTTAAAAGTGGTATGATTTCCTTTGATACTTCTTCCATTAAAGTATTAGCAATTCTTTTCAACTCTTTATAATAAAATAGCTCAATACTTTTATTTGACTTAATAGGGGTTAGTGGTATTGGCTTTTTTATTTTCTTAGATTTAATAATTGTTGGAACCATTAAAGTTTTCCATTTCTTCTAATTCTTTTTTTTCAGCCTCTACCGACTTAGCCGTAATTGTTGGATATAAATTATTTTGTATTAATCCGCTCTTTACCTCAAAAGCATCTACTACATTATTACGCAAATAAATATCGTTTGTTTGTGCGTCTTGTAAATTAATAGCAGCTTGTTGCTCTTTATTAAGTTGAAACAATGATGGAAACTCCCAGGTACATTCTATAAATCTTCCAAATGTGTGCATCATCATTATCTTATCAAGCTTATCAAATATTGGAGTAACCTTTGACTGTTCCGCAATAATCTTATCATAGTAGTTTTTGAGTTCTCCATCTCCACTAGAATTTAATCCCGTTAAACTAGCCCCCATAAAACGGCTGTAAGGAATATCGCTTGCACCTGCTACTATTTGATAAAAGTCTTTATTTATTTCAGATAATCCCGCGAAGTTTTTAGATACATTAATATACTCATCATTTTTGTCTAGCATTATCCCATTAAAAATTGACTTGCCTAATTGGATAGCTTCTATTTGTTTGGTTATAAGCTCATCATTGCCAGTTAATGTCTCTCTTAAATCTTCAATTTTATATACATCTACATTTGACTGAGTGATTAAGTTAGCGATAAGTTGCGGTGATAAGTCAGCTTTCATTATTGCTTGTGCTAATCTTTCATAAATAGATTGTCCAAAACCTGCTAATAATTCTTTATTAAAGTTCGTTGTTTCATCTCCATCTAATTGTATGACTCTAGTATGATGTATATCTCCTTGTCCTTTATTTAATCTGTATTTTTCAGGCTTTAAATATCTTACATCTAAAGGGTCGCGATTAAGAACACTTGCACTTATATCAAATCTATCTAAAACAACAATATTTTTTAATTCTCCTTTTTTCATATTCTCTACGATTAAGGGCTCAGTCATTAAATCATCATCGCTAACGATTATTAATACAGCACTTCCGAATACTTTAGACCATTTGCTTAGACTAGATACCTTTTCTTTAATGCCAAATTTAGCTTCCATCTTTTCCAATATTTCTATGCTTTCAGGGTCGTTACTTGTGAATTCTCGCTTATCTTTTAAAGCGTCATCTATTGGAATATTTACAACCTTTGCACCTATCCAAGAAGATGTATAAATATTGTTAAGTTCATATCTAAGCAGGGACATTAAATATCCTGCTTGATTTGTTGTGTTCGTAGTTACATCTTTATTGCTTCCTAAACCTTTAAAGACATTTGACCAACCATCTTTCAGTTTTTTTAATGTCATATTGTTTGTCCCAATTTGGGTAATTTCCAAGTATCTGTGCAAGCTCTTAACGCTTGTCTATATATTCTTAGTTCTTTAGTGTCTTTGCCTATGTCCTCAAGTTTGTTAATTTCAATATCACACTCCGATAATAATTCGTTTCTTTTTGTTCTGAACTCATCCTGTTCTTGTGTTTTTAACTGCTCTTGTGTTAGCGGTGGGTTTGTGATTGTGTTAAACTCTTCCTCTGTGATGGGGGTTAATCCATTTTTTTTAATAAACTCTTTTAGCAATTCTTTAGATATATCTTCTTCATAAGAATATACTTTTTTGTCTTTATTTATATAATTTTTCATAATTTATTTCCTTTATCTTAATTCCTTCCAATCTTTTACTGCTTGTATCTTTAAAATATATCATCTTTAATCCTTTTTTTTATCTTAACTCTGCCCAAATTTCAATTCTTGTGTTATCATCTGTTATTTCATAAGTTGAGCCATTTGGCACAACAAAGCTTACTCTACCAAGAGCTGATGTTGTCTCTAACATATTCGCTATTGTTACACCATCAACTTTTATTAATGACTCTTTATTCCCATCTTTTGTTATTGCAACCATTATTGGCTTACCTGTTGTATTTGTGTATGTTGTACCCTTTGCCCTACTTGATGTTACATCTTGCCAAGATTGCTCGACACCACCTAACATAGCTTCGTGTAGTCTTAAAGGGGTTATTACCTTAGTATTGTTTGTCCCTGCTTGTGCTTCTGCTGTTGAGGCTATACTGATACCTGTTCCACCTCCACCACTAGAAGTTATAGCAGAAGTAAGTTCTACTAAATCATATTTATCATCACTTATTTTCATTTCAAGTCTTAATTCACAAGGAGCAGATGGAAAACCAGCCTCTCCAATTTTAATAAGTCCAGAATGCGTAATGTCTCCAGTTGTACCGCTTTTAAAATCAATAGTATGGTCGTGTTCTGATATTGCAATAGGTAATCCAGTAGTAACATTAAAAAGTCTAAACGACAAGGTTTCCGTGCTATTTGTATGACTTTCTAAAGTAGCGTTTCTATTAAAAGAATATCTAATATCTTTTTTAATAAGTATAGAATTGTTACCTGCTGTTACTTCTAAAATGTCAG